AAAAATACGCATTTTATAAGAAAAGACAGTTAGTACAAAAGATTTTATTGAACTCACTATATGGAGTATTGGGATTGCCCGCATTCCGTTTCTATGATGTGGATAATGCGGAAGCCGTAACAACAACAGGTCAAACTGTAATTAAATCTACGGCTGATATGGCTAATATTAAATACAATAAAGAATTGGGAACAACTGGACAAGATTTCAATATATACATTGATACGGATTCAGTATTCTTTTCAGCAGTACCTATATTAGACCATAGATATGAGAATTGGAAAGCTGATAATGATACTGAAATTGCATTGAAAGTAGATACAATTGCTGGTGAAACGCAGGATTTCTTAAACAACTTCTATGATGTATTATCGGAAAGGGTATTCAATGTAGATAAAACCAAACATAGATTCCAAATCAAAAAAGAGTTTGTATCTAAATCAGGTATTTGGATTGCTAAAAAGAGATATGCACAATGGATTATTGCTGAAAATGGTATTCCATGCGATAGATTGGATGTTAAAGGATTGGATGTGGTTCGTTCATCGTATCCTGCACAATTCCGTAAGTTTATGAGTGGTATCCTAATTGATATTCTAAAGGGTGAAACGGAAGATGTACTAACTGATAAGATACATGATTTCAAAAAGGATTTGGTTAATATGGATGTAACATCAATCGCTAAAAATTCAGCAGTTAAAGAGTTATCTAAATACATACCAAAGAAAAAAGATAATAGAGCAATGTTTCAATTCAATAGTGGAACGCCTGCACACGTTAAGGCAGCAATTGCACATAACCAACTAATAGCTCACTTTAATATTCAAAAGTGTGAACCAATGAGAGATGGTGATAAAATTAAATGGGTGTATCTAAAACAAAATCCATATGGTTTAGATGGGCTTGGATTTAAAGGTTACGAAGACCCAGACGAAATTATGGATTTGGTAAAAACCTATATTGATTATGATAAAATCTTTGAAAGGGAATTACTAAAGAAGTTAGAGGATTTCTATGGAGCATTGGGTTGGGGTGAAGTTCTTTCTTCACAAAAAACAGCTGAAAAGTTTTTCTCTTTTTAGTTGGAATATTCGGAAAATATTCGTATCTTTGTAAACGAATATAAAATAAATAAAACAATAAATAAACAATTATGAACAGAAGCAAATTTGATGGTTTCGTTGGTCGTTACAACTTAGGTGGTGAGATTGAATCCGTTATGGTAAAATCCGATGAGAATAACTTATCGGTAAGAATGATTTCAGATGATAAAACTCTATTAGGTGATGTAAGCGTTGCAGAATCGGATTTTCCAAATGGTGAGTTTGGCATTTATACAACATCACAATTAAAAGGTTTGTTATCAGTATTAGGTGATGCTATCACTATTGAAGAAGTGACTGGGGCATTGAAGTTTTCGGATAAGAAAACCAAAGTACAATATATGTTAGCTGCACCATCGGTTATCCCTGCGGTACCTGATTTGAAAGCACTTCCTCCATTTGATGCAGAAATTACATTAGATGATGATTTTGTAAATACATTTATTAAATCAAAAGGTGTGTTATCGGATGCAGATACATTTACATTTATTTACAAAGGTGGTAAGGGTGAGATTATCTTAGGATATTCTTCAATCAACTCTAACCGAATCTCATTGGATGTGGATTCTACTGCAACTAATGATATCGAACCAATTGCATTCTCTGCAAAGTATTTGAAAGCTATCTTAATGGCTAACAAAGGTTCTAAATCATCTTCATTGAAAATCTCATCTAAAGGATTGGCAGCTTTAGCATTTGATGATGGCGATTATGCATCTCGCTACTATCTCGTGGAAATAAAATAGTTTAATTTACCTCGTTGAAATTAAATGAAAATATTATTTTGTTATATTTATATTAAAGCAAGATGATATGAATTATTTAAGAATATATAACGAATTAGTTGATAGAGCTAAGCAAAGGAATAAACCAAATTGTTATACCGAAAAGCATCACATAATTCCAAAGAGTGAAGGTGGTACTGATTGTAGTAGCAATTTGGTTGATTTGACAGCTAGAGAACATTTTATAGCACATAAATTGTTATGGATGGATAATCCTCATAGTTTTAGTAGAGCAGCAACCTATCATATGATGTCTAATTATAGAAACATAAAATGGGGAATCATTTACGAAGAAGCTAGAAAAGTTTTTATAGGAAAAAGTCATCCTTTGAAACAATCTGAAAATAGAAAAAAACAATTAGAAGCTGTTGTGGCAAAACCTAAAACAAAAGAGCACAGAAACAAAATAGCAGAAGCGTTAATGGGTAAACCTAAAACAAAAGAGTCTATTGAAAAGATGAAAGCTAATTTGGGAGATAGGAGTGGAAAGAACAACTCTAACTATGGAAAAGGTAGAATTATTATTGGAGATGGGATTGAATATAAAAATGCAAGAGAAGCAGCTTTAGCAACAAATACAACACCTCAAAATATATTTTATCGATTAAATAATAAAAAGTGGAATTGGAACTATAAAGATTTGGATAATTAAAATATTATTCGTATCTTTGATAAATTAAATAAGATGGCAAATCAACATTATACTATACTTGAAGAACCACAAATATTAATCGATGATTATCTTTATGTTTGTGAGGAATGGGATATGAACTTGAAAGAGTTCCTTGTAAAGAATGCTGGTAAAGAACTTTATATCTACGGACCATCAATAGTAACTAATAAAATTGTAGCAATCGTAAAATAATATAATATGAGCTTTTGGGATAGTGAACCGGAGAAACCTGTATTTGACTTTGATAGAGAGAAGGCAAATCTAATAGAAAATATGGATTACCTACTTACTATGAGTGTGGAGGAACAAACTCTATACAAAAAATGGGTAGAATTACAGGGAGATACAATGATTAAGGATAAATCTCTCATAGCTTCATATTACGATTCTCAATGGAAACCAACTGATATCAACAATAAGGAGCTAACTATAAGAGAAATCGAAGAGTTAGACCCTTATGTTGAAATCGTAGATGATAATCCAAAAGAATCTACTAAATGGGCACAAATCCGTAGGATGATTCACACAATGGATTTTACAGCAAACCCTGGTAGAAATGTTAAGATTAATGTGAAGGATAGAGTGAGTGGAAAGTTGTTGGGACAGATTTCATTGGCATCTGATGTTACTTCAATGGGTGTTAGAGATAAATTCATTGGTTGGAGTAAAGATAATAAGTTTGTAGATGGTAAGTTAAACCATACTACAATCGCATCTACTATCGTATGTACACAGCCATTAGGATATAACTTCTTAGGTGGCAAGTTGGTTGCTATGATGACTACTGTTCCAGAGGTTAGAAATCATTGGAAAACAAAGTATGGTCAAACTCTTATAGCAGTTGGTACAACATCTTTGTATGGTATTCACTCACAATATAATGGTATTCCACTTTTCAAAACATTAGGAGAATCGGCTGGTAAAATTAGTTTAAAGCCGGAGGATAAGTTTTATGACCCATGGCATCATTGGTTAAAGGAGAATAGAGCAGAATGGTATAAGCAAAATATATCAGATGAAAGAGCTCGTAATGGTGCTAATATGGGATATGAAGCTAATGGACCTGTAAGTGGTATTAAACAAAAGATATTAGGTCAAATCTTCAAAGAGTGTGGTATCAAAGCAAACGAATATCATCACGGATTTAAGAGGGGTGTATATCTTGCTATGATGTATGAGAACGGAAGAGAGTTCTTATGTAAGCAAATTGAAGAAGATGCGTTGGTATTAAAACCTAAATTTGAGCAAGGTATTGATTACATTAACAAATGGTGGAAAAAACATGCAATTAGTAGATATTCTAAATTGCATGATGAAGGTAGAATTAAACCCGAACATTTATTCTATATTGAAGGTATCGGAATGCGTTGGGATGAATTCAAAGCAAAATATTTAAAAGAAGTAGGAAGATAATGGGAAAACAATTAGAGTTATTTGAGGATATTGAATATTCTCCAAAACAATCAATCAATATAAAACAACCAAATAAATACGAAGAGTGTGAGTGGTGTTTTCAATTTGATGATAACCAACCACAAGTATTTGCATGGACTGATGAAAATATGGGTGATGATGAACCACAAGTTCAATTCACTATATCTAATAATGAACATTCAAATATAACATTTACCCATAATGATGGGAAGGTGTTTAAGATATTTGCAAGAGAGATGACAGAGAAAGGTAGAGAAATGCAACAAAAACAAAAATTATTTACACATGAAAGTAAAAATTAAAAAAGTACATCCTGATGCGGTAAAACCAAAATACGCAAAAGAAAGTGATGCTGGGATGGATTTGGTAGCAACATCTATTATAGAAAATACATCATTTCAAATAACATATGGGTTGGGTATTGCAATGGAGATACCTGATGGAATGGTTGGATTAGTTTTTCCTCGTTCATCTATACGAAACACCGAATTGATATTAAGTAATTCAGTTGGCGTTATTGATGCTGGATATAGGGGAGAATTACAAGCAACTTTTAATAAGTTGAATGGGTTGGATTCTATTGCATATAATGTGGGAGATAGAATTGCACAAATAATAATCGTACCACACCCAATTGTTCAGATTGTAGAGGTAGATGAATTAAGTGAAAGTAAGAGAGGTATCGGTGGATTTGGTAGTACAGGTAAATAAAATAATATGTCTTTTATAGAACAAACAAAAGAAAAAGTAAACAATAGCTTATGGGTAGAAAAATATCGCCCATCTAAGTTATCGGAGTATGTAGGTAATGACCACCTAAAAGCCAAAGTAGAAGGTTATTTAGAAAGTGGAGATGTACCACATTTGTTATTGTATGGTAGAGCTGGTACTGGTAAAACCACATTAGCAAAGTTAATCGTAAATTCAATTGAATGTGATTATATGATTATCAACGCATCATCGGAGAACAACGTAGATACAGTCCGTAACAAAGTAACCAACTTTGCATCTTCTATGGGATTTAAGCCATTTAAGATTATCATTTTGGATGAGTTTGATTATATGACTCATAATGCACAGGCAATCTTGCGTAACTTAATGGAAACATTCTCTGCACACTGCCGATTCATTCTAACGTGTAACTATGTGGAAAAGGTAATTGAACCTATCCAAAGTAGATGTCAAACTTTCCAAATCATTCCACCTACAAAGAAAGATGTGGCAATCCAAATCAGTAATATCCTAAAAGCTGAAGAGATTGAATTTGATATTAAGGATTTAGTACCCATCATAGATGCTGCATATCCTGATATCCGTAAGGTTATCAATACTTGCCAACTTAACTCTAACAAAGGAAAGTTAAAAGTAGATGTTCAGAACCTATTAGAGAACGATTACAAAATCAAAGTATTAGATATCTTAAAATCTAATGATGATAAGAGAAACAAATATATGAATGTGAGACAGGCATTGATTGATTCGAAGGTATCTGATTTTACGGAACTATACACTTTACTATACGATAAAGTGGAAGAATATGCTGGAGAAAATACCGCTAATGTAATTCTTTTATTAGGAGATGGTGCTTATAAATCAGCATTGGTAATCGATAAAGAAATAACTGCAGCAGCAACACTTATACAAATATTAAACGCAATTTAAAATGGCAGGAATTATAGGAGCAGATGGTAAAGCATTGACACCAAAGGAAGATGCACCATTGGATTTAACAAAAACAAACCCAATCGAATGTAAAGGTTGTGGTGGTGAGGTTTTTGTACAAGGATTTTCATTTCGTAAAACATCTAAATTATTGACAGGTGGAACTGAAGATGAGGTTATCCCAATTGAGGTATTCTTATGTGGAGATTGTGGTGAGTTATTAAATGAATTATTACCAAAAGGATTAAAGGTAGAAGAATAATGGCAAAAGGATTGTTTGACCACATTAAAGCAATTACTAATGAGCAAGACCCTAAGTATTGGGAATCATTGGATGAATCGGATAGAAAGACATGGAGTAACTATATGATTATCCGTTATATGACAATGAATCCCCAATGGGTAGAGTTGATAGCAGACGTACAGCCATATCTTCAGGAAGCACCACCAAAAGCAGTTTATAAAGCATTGATTGGATTACTACCAAAGAGTAGAACTTTCCTAAAATATATGAAAGCAGCTTCTTCGGAAAAGTATGAGGATTGGTTGGTTAAGTTAGTAATGCGAAAGTACGAAGTATCTGATACGGAAGCGGAAGAGTATCTTAAAATACTATATTCAACTAAAACAGGCAAAGAGCATATAAAAGAGATTGCAGAAATGTATGGAACTGACCCTAAAATTATAACAAAATTAAAATTAGGGATTTAGTAGGAATTATCAACATTTTTACATATCTTTGTATATAAATAAA